AACGAAGGCTCTGCAATTGCTTATGACAATGCGCAGGAAGCTTGGACCGCTCGATACAACCACGAAACCATCGCTTTGGGTTTCTCGCTGACCGAAGAGGCCATCGAGGACAACCTGTACGACAGCCTGTCTGCTCGTTACACCAAGTCGCTGGCTCGTGCTATGGCTTACACCAAGCAAGTCAAGGCTGCTAACGTCTTGAACAACGGCTTCTCCGCGTCCTACCCCGGTGGCGACAACGTGGCTCTGTTCTCGTCGGCTCACCCTCTGGTTTCTGGTGGCACCAACAGCAACATTCCAGCAACTCCTGCTGACCTGAATGAGACTTCTCTGGAAGCCGCCGTTATTCAGATCGCTGCATGGACTGATGAACGTGGTCTGCTGATTGCTGCTAAGCCAAAGAAGCTTGTTGTTCCTCCATCACTCCAGTTCGTCGCAACCCGTCTGCTGGAGACATCGCTGCGTGTCGGCACTAACGATAACGACATCAACGCGATCAAGAACAACGGCTCGATTCCTGAAGGCTATACGATCAACCACTTCCTGACCGACAACAACGCATGGTTCCTGACCACTGACGTTCCAAACGGCATGAAGCACTTTGTTCGTACGCCGCTGTCCAACTCCATGGATGGTGACTTCGATACTGGTAACGTTCGCTATAAGTCTCGTGAGCGTTATTCGTTCGGCTGGTCCGATCCGTTGGGTATGTACGGTTCGCAAGGCGCGTAATACGAGGGGGCTTCGGCCCCCTTTTTACGTTAGTGAGGTACTTATGGATAACTTCATACAAAAACAAATTGAAGCGTCAGAACGTTTGTACGCAATAATGCTGACCGACCATAAAGAACGGTTTGAAAAAATTGCAGATACGTACAGTCTATGTGAAAGTTTGCAGAAAAAACTAAACGAACGTGATGCAGAGATCGCTATTTTGCGCCGTAAATTGCAGGCTTATGAGGCGCTGGAGCGCATGTAACCTCGTTTTTGATTTGTAATAATCGTCCTGTACGATAATTTTGCAGCCTGTGGTGGGGTTGCTATTTTGACTACGGAGATTATCATGAATGTAACATTTACTGTTTTCTGTGATTTTAATCAGTTGTTTGATTTGGTAGATTTTGAGCTGATCGAAGACGACGAAGAAGGCATTGAGTACGATGAAGACGGTACTGCTTGGTACTACGACGAAGAGCTGGATGCTACGTTCTACTTTGACGAAGACCTTGAAGATTGGGCTGAAGTTGACGAAGATGGTGTTGCTTGGTGTGTTGATGAAGAGACAGGCATCACTTACTACTTCGACATAGAGTCCGATGACTGGGTTGAGTATGATGAGTCGGAAGATGATGAGTCGGAAGATGATGAGTCGGAAAACGACGCATCTGCTTGGTGATCTGAGGGGGCTTCGGCCCCCTTTTTCTTTTTCTTTTTTTCTAAGTGTTCTGCGTCGTGTAATTTTCTGTGGCAATTTGCGCAGAGCACAATACAGCGTTCTTCGATTTCTTTACGCGCAGCCTTGTAGTTGTTATTAGTTAATAACCTATTAACTTTTTTATTGTCTGGTAGTCGTACAACGTGATGGAAATCAAAGGTAGCGGGGTGGTTTTCTCCACACTGTACACACGATAGGGTGGCCTTGAAGTCACGCCATTTCTGACGACCCTTTTCTTTAGTTTTCTTCGTTTTTTCCTTAATTTTTTCGGCATGTTTCTCATAGTGCCGTCTGGCAATTTCTTTTTTCTTTTCAAGGTCTTTGGTCGGCATTGCGTGGTTGTACCGCACCTATATTTCTACCTGATTACGCCCAAAAAGTTCTACATTATTAGCGTTTTTGCCCCCGCAACGCTTAAAAAAGTTTGCATTATTTTGCGGGTATGCTATAAAGACAGTGATCCGGGATTATCCGGCGCTTACGAACAGGCTCCCGGCCTGACGACATGCAGATCGTTCGCGCTTAACTCGCATGTGAGGACAACTCAAATGGCACTTTCTACTACCCAAAGCATCTGGCGTTCGGGCGGCGGCGATCAAACTCGCACCGCATATTGTGGCTCCGGCGTCATGGCTGCTCAGTTCTACTTCGACCCAACGGCAGTCAATACAACTACCGCTAAAGTTTCTTCTGTTGCTGGTGCTCCAGCCGTAATCCTTCCCGCTGGCGCAGTGATTACCGAAATTCAATTTAATGCTGCCGCTACAGGCGGTACCACTCCGACGATGGATATGGGCTTTACCCTGTACACCACAGGCACAGCCAGCCCTACAGCTTTGATAGATAACTACGCTGCTGACGCAGGTAAACAAACAGTTACTTGGGTTACTAGCGGTGCAGGTACTTCGTTGGGCGGGGTAATGTCGGCTACCCAGATGGTTTACATCACTGGCGGTGCAAACACTGGCGATGCAGCTACTGGCGGCGCGGTCACCGGCACAATCCTGTACTTCGTCACAGACCCACTGCTCGGTCAGCAGAACGTCTAATTGAGGAGCCTGTTATGGCTAATATTGGAACTTGGCGTTCTATAACCCAAGTAGGTACGTACGAGCCATTTGGCTTGCAGGTCTCTCGCGGTCAAATTCAAGGCCACAGCACGGTCATTGTGTTTGGTTACAACCCAGATGTGGATACATCTGAAGAAACCGTGTGGCCCGATGGCGGCACGATACCCCACCCAACATCTGCATCAGTTCTAAAGATAAGTTCATCTAGTGCCAATGACGCATCTGCTGGCACTGGTGCGCGTACTGTCTACATCGAAGGTGTGGACGGCAACTATGCAGTAGTCAGCGAGACGGTGACATTGAATGGTCAAACAGCGGTCAACACTACAAACTCGTATTTGTATGTGAACAGCTTCTATGTCGTCACCGTTGGCTCTGGTGGTGCAAACGCAGGCAATATCAATGCAGGCACTGGCACGGTGACATCGGGCGTCCCAGCAGTTCTATACGACATCATTGCGGCTGGCTACAACAATCGAACCACAGGTCATTACTGCGTTCCCGCAGGCTATACAGGCTATATGACTGAAGGTCTTTTGTCTGCTGGGCAAGCCTCTGGAGCAACTTCAGTTACTGGCTTTCTAAGGCAGCATGGCCCCGACAACATTTTGCGTGTTGGTGCAGTTGCTACTGTGAACAACAGCGCCGCTGTATTTATGTTTGAGCAACCTTACATAATTCCAGAAAAGAATTGTGTTGGCGCAACTGCGGTTGGTGCTTCGGCAAACAACGCAGTAAGTTCGTACTTCAACATTATCTTAATCCAAAACTACATGCAGGGCTAAAATGGCTAAGACTCCAGCATGGACGAGGAAAGAAGGCAAGAATCCCAAGGGTGGTCTAAACGCCAAAGGGCGCGCCTCTTACAACGCAGCGAATCCGGGGAAGCCGGGGTTGAAAGCCCCCCAGCCGGAAGGCGGCGCAAGGAAAAAATCTTTCTGTTCGAGAATGGAAGGGATGAAAAAGAAGCTCACCTCTGCCAAAACCGCGAACGACCCGAACAGCCGGATTAACAAATCGTTAAGAGCATGGAAGTGCTGACATGGACACAATAGGATTTTTAGTTGGTGCCCTTTATTTTCTACTCGGTATTGTGGGGTGGTTCTTGAAAGATGCGCTTGATTCTGCGAAAGCAACGAAAGACTCATTGGCTGACTTTAAGACAGAGGTTGCAAAGGAATACGTCCCGCGCAACGATATGAAAGAGTTGACCAGTGAAGTTAATCGTCGTTTTGACAGGATCGAAGAAAAACTTGACCGTATAGTGGAGCGTTTCCATGCCAACGGTCAGTAAAAAGCAGGAAAAATTCATGCAAGCTGTGGCTCATAACCCCAAGTTTGCTAAAGCAGCAGGAGTCCCACAATCCGTGGGTAAAGAGTTCACTAAATCTGGAGGCGGTATGGCAACGAAAATGAATCCCGGCATGATGGCAATGATGAAGAAAAAATCACCAGCTAAGAAGATGGCTATGGGTGGCTACGCTGATGGCGGTATGCCTATGGTTATGAAGGACGGTAAGAAAGTCCCTTCGTTTGCTGCTGATGGTCAAGGCAAGATGAAAAAAGGTGGCATGGCTTGCTCCCCTAAAAAGATGGCAAATGGTGGTTCCGCTTCGTCACGCGCTGATGGTATTGCTATCAAAGGCAAAACCAAAGGCAAGATGATGAACAAAGGCGGCAAGGTCTGCTAATGATGCCCTCACGTGGTATGGGTGCAATTAGCCCTTCCAAGATGCCCGGCGGGAAAAAGAAAGCCCGTCGGGACGACACCGACTTTACGCAGTACAAAGAAGGTGGAGGGGTCAATGCTGCTGGTAACTACACCAAACCCGGTCTGCGTAAGAAGATCGTGAGCCAAGTCAAAGCCGCAGCAACTCATGGCACAGGTGCTGGTCAGTGGTCAGCGCGTAA